TGACGGCGTAGTAGGCCCGGCCACCTGGGCCGCCCTCCTGCCGCCAGCCAAGTCTGGGCTGCCTGCCGCCAAGCCTGCCAGCCAAGAGGACAGCGCGGGAAAGGTGGACGAGCGAAGCGAAAAGGTAATTGCTACGCTGCACCCGCAGTTACACGCACCCGCCCGCAAGTTTGTCTTGGCTGCCGCCGAGCAGGGCGTGACAATCAAACTCATATCCGGCTTACGCACATACGCAGAGCAAGATGTCCTTTACGCCAAGGGCCGGACAGCACCGGGGCCAAAAGTCACGAACGCCCGCGCCGGTTACTCCAATCACAACTTTGGCCTCGCCTTTGATATTGGCGTCTTCAGTGGCGGAAAATACCTGCCCGAATCTCCACTTTACAAGACTGTCGCCCATATTGGCAAGTGGCTTGGCTTTGAATGGGGAGGCGACTGGACATCCATCAAAGATGAGCCTCACTATCAGTTACGGCCAAAATGGGCTAATGGCATGAAAGAATCATCCATGCTGGCCGAGCTTCGCCGCCGCACTTTAGCCAAGATTGACTACTTTGCATGACCGAGGAGCGAGTAGCCTTTGAACTCCACCGGCAAGTCGCCAAAGCCGCCCATGGGCAAGACCACCACCACGTCACCACCGTTCTCACCCGCGCCATGTGGCAAGTATTCCTGCGCGGCATCGGCTTACCCGACCATGAAGAACCAAACGCAGAAACGCTGTTCTCCAAGGCTCGCCGTGTGGCGGGCTCTCACACTGTTGTTTTGGATGTGCCGGGTATGTGGGCAGTGTCACGTTTGAATGTATGAATACTGAACACAACCCTCCAAATGAGTTCTTTGGTTCCGCTCGTAGCGGTCCCGAGCAAGGCGTGTGCTATGTGCATCCGTCCGCCAGCATCCACGAAACAACCAAAGTCTGGCACTTTGCTGTTATTCAGCGCGATGTTGTGATTGGCGCTAACTGCTCCATTGGCAGCCACGCCGAAATCAGTGCAGGCGGCCAACTTGGCTCCAACGTCCGCATCGGCCACGGCACCATTACAGCCCCCAGCATGAAGATTGGAAATAATGTATTTATTGGCCCAAACGTCACATTTTGTGACGACTACCGGCCCGTGGCAGGCAACACGGCTTATGCCCGCCGCCCGCCGACCGTCTTGGCTGGGGCCAGCATCGGGGCTGGGGCTGTCATCATGCCCGGCGTCACGATAGGCAGGCAGGCTATGGTGGGGGCTGGGGCGCTCGTCCTGCATAACGTGCCCGACTTCGCTACGGTTTACACAAAAGCCGAGACGATTACAAAGCTATGCTAACGCCAATTACTTCCGCCCCCGCTTTTGTCGTAGTCTGCCGTTCTGGTGGAGACTACACGCTAGAGCATGCGGCCTGCCTCCGCCGCCAGTTCCAAGCCTTCAATACCGACAAACAGTTTCAGTTTTGGTGCCTTACCGACACACCAACCGAGCCTTGGCACATCCGCCTAGAGACTGATTGGCCGGGCTGGTGGGCGGTGCAGGAGGCTTGGCGGTTCACCGGGCCAACGATCCTTACCGGTCTTGACACGCTGTTCTGCCGCCACCTCACGCCCTTTACGGCCCTGGCTATGGCTTGCCCTCCTGATATGGTCTGGGGCACCCGTGATTTCTACAAGCCGGATGAGTGGGCAAACGCCGTGATGATCTGGAACGGCGATCACCGAGCTGTCACGGACGGTATGGAGCCCGAGCTTCGCAAGTCCGAGATGGGCCACACCTTCGCCCGACTGGTTGATATGGGCTGCCGCCTTGGTCTGCTGGACGATGTGCTAGACGGCATCTTGAGCTACAAAAAGCATGTCCATGTGGCTGGCTCAGCGGCCAGCGAGGCCAACGCCCGCGTTGTGGCTTGGCATGGGATGCCAAGGCCGTGGCATGACAAGTGCGCTGGGACGTGGGCAGGCCGGATGTATCGAGCCTTCATGCAGGAGGGTGACTCCTCGGCCTACCACCTGCTAGCGCCAAGTTCCGTTGCACACAAGGCCACGCAGTATCATTTTGCGTGGGGAGTCTTGGGCGATGGTGAGGCGTCTTTGAGTCGCCGCCATAATGCCAAGTGTTGGCTTACTTACCGAACGATTGACGGCGAAATCACAATGGAGGATTGGCGTACTCACGTTCAAAACGTGGCAAACGACTATCCCTATACGCCGCTTGGCGTGCGCTGGCAGGTTAGCCAGTTGACGGCAGAGGTGTACCTTATGATCCTCAACGGCAAATTGCATGAGGCACGATTACGGATTGCCGCCGTGAATGACATTGTTTACGCCGACGGGGCCGAGCTATGGCCGCCTTGTGTGCTAAATTGGCTACGGTGCGCTGTTCTCAACCAATACGCCCTCTATGTTGAGGGTATTCGTATAGACGATTCAGCCGCCCGCATTGTGGAAATCTGGCGCGGCATCGCCCACAAATACGACTGGGACAAATGGCCTATGCGTGTTGACGAGATGATTCACGACATTCGCGCTCTCAACGTTCTCGCCGCCATTTCCCACAAACGAGAAAGCGCCCCTTGGCTGGCACCAAAAAACCTTGTCGGCAACAAAGAGATTTTTCACCGATGCCTTATCAAACTTGGTGAAGGCAACCCAAACGCCTTATTCAAATGAGCGAGATTTCCGACATCCTAGGCGTCACCATCGCCAGCCCTGGCTACTTTGAGCTAGCCAACGAGGCCGCTGCCCGTTTCCGCAAATACTCTAGCCTCGACGCCTTGGTTATCACCACCGACCGCAACGATAGCTACGACATGAAGTACATCTTGCCGTTGCTGGGCACGCGTACACTAATCTTCTTCGATGCAGATCTCTGGTTCATCCGCCAAGTCAGCTTTGCCCGCTTCGCTAACTTGAATGGAATAGCTGCCGTCCAAGACCCCACCCGCCACAGTTTCCACGGCACATTCTGCCTCCAAGACGCCCTCGGCCTCGATATGCCGCCAGACCGCTACGTCAACACTGGCTTTATGGTCATCAATCCGCGCCTACCAGCCGTGGCCGAGGCATTCAGGCTGGCCTCCGCCCTGATGGCCCAGCGCCGGGCTGGCGAGATAAAGACTCTGGACACAACGGAGCAATCGCTTTTAAACGCCGCCTTCTACCGCTCTGGCGTGGACATGCACTTTCTGCCGGATGAGTGGAACTTCTGGCCGATGGCCTGGAAGCACAAGTTTTACGACCGCCTTCCCATGGAGCCGTACTGCATCCATGCCGCCGGAGTGCCCTTGGCCGAGAAGGCCGCCTTTCTGGAGAGGCACCGCGCAGTTTTCGAGGCATGACCTCACACCCGAGCTTGGCCGGTATTGCTGAGCGCAAATCAACATCACTACCTATGATCCCAAATCAAAACTTCGGGCAAGCAATCGAAGCCCTCAAAGAGGGCAAAATCGTCAGCCGTGCAGGCTGGAACGGCAAAGGGCTGTTCGTGTTCCGGCAGGTGCCTTCATCGGTGCCCGCTGAGATTATTCCAAAAATGACTAGCCTCCCGCAGGCGGCGAAAGACAGGCTTGGCAGAACTTGCCTTCCGATCACCTATCAGAATCAGTTCTGCATTGTGTATCCTGACAACTCCCTCCACGGCTGGCAGCCTTCCGGCTCTGACGCCTTGGCGACCGACTGGGAGATCCACGACGGCTACATTGTGGCTAGCGAGACGGTCGGCACTGCCACACCGCTGTAATGCCACAGCCCGCCCGGCCAACGCCCGGCGGGCTTTTTCTTGCCAAAACTTCCTCTTGCCAGTTTCTTAACTACACACAATACTAGAACCAATATGTCCGACACCACGACAGCGCCTTTTGATCCTGCCTCACTTTTGTATGGCAGCCTAGATAAGTCCCCGGAAACGTTTGCCGCCAGTTTCTCCGCCGGGGCCGCTAAGCCCGCGCCCGTGAATGCCGCCCTTATGGCCGACCCGGACGAGGCAGGCGGCCAAGATCCTGCCAACCCTGTGCCAGCCACTGACCCAGGAGCCTACGAACTTCAGCCAGACTCGGCTGTGACTGCCCCCGAAGAGGCCGCCCCAGCCCCATCCGCCGAGGCCGAGGCGGGCCAGCCTGCCCAAGCCGCCGAGCCGGTTGACTTGGCTCCTGTCTTTACGCAAGCCCTCGAAGATTATAACGCCGCCGCCCAAGCAGCCCAAGAGGCCGCGCAGACGTTAGCCGATCTCCAGAACAACGCCGAGGGCATCGCTGAGTTTACGCCTGAGATGGCCGACGCCATGGAGGCCAAGATGAAGGCCCAAGCAGCCGCCGAAAAAGCCTTTGAGGAAATCGGCGATGACTCCCTTGAACTGGCAATGAGCCAGTACCCAGAACTGCGCGACGACAACCATCCCGCCACCTTGGCTGTGAAAAGCCTGCTTGCCGTCAATCCCGAGTTCGCCAGCACTTCCCCAACCGCCGTGGCCGAGTACGCCGCCAACTTGGCCGCCCAGATGCGCGCCAACGCCCCAAAATCTCCCACCGTGCCAGTCAGCCAGCCTCAGCCCGCCCCTGGCCCCGTGCCAGCCAAGGCCCCGGCAGCCCCGGCCTCGTCCAGCGTAGCTATGGCCCAGCGCCCCGCGCCCGGCCAGCCAGCCACGCCTGACATTGTGGCCCAGACAATGGCGGCTGCCAAGGGCGGGAGCCTAGCGGATATTTTCGGCGCTGTTCTTGGCGCTGGCAGTAACGCGATACGAATGTCTTAGAGATAGCGGTTCCCGCAAGGGGCCGACGCCTGTGTGGCGTGACGACAGATTAACAGGGTCCATGAAGCCCTGCGGATCAATCTGTTCAAAAATCACCACCACACTACTCTAATGGCCTCATACGAAGAAATTAACGCGCAGACAGTCGCTGAGCTTGTTGCGCAGTCCCCCACCTACGCCCGCCAGATTCTCTGGGTGTCGAGCATTGCTTTCGACAACGAGCGTTACAACCCGTTCTCCGAACTCATGGGCGGCCTTGGCTCTGTCAAGCCTGTCAAAGAAGTGCTCGACACCTCCAAAGTACGCGGCAACACCATCGTGTTCAGCTCCGAAGCTGGCCTCGGCGGCAAAGGCGTCCAGGGTAACACCAACCTTGTTGGTGCGGAAGAAGTGCGCAAGTACAGCCAGTTTACGCTGACTATCGGCCTGCACCGTCACGCCGTCGCTGAAACCGTCACGACTAAAGACCTGACATTCATCGGCACCACGTTCGACCAATCGGCCCGCCGTGGCCTCAACGAATGGGTGCAGCGCCTTAAGTGCGACTGTATCGAAGCCGTCATGCTTGGCAGCCTTGAGACGTACAACACGCTCTATGCTGGCAACAAGGCGAGCATCAACGCCCTTACCTCTACTGATGTCGTCACCAAAGCCACGATCTCCCAAGCGAAGATCATGGCAAACGGCATCAAAATGCAGGAAATCGAGATTGCCCGTGGCCCCAACGGCCAGCGCATTCTGAAGTACTTCTTTCAGGGCAATGACTACCTGTTCCAGGGCCTCCGCGAAAACTCGACTTGGGAAAGCCTGCTCGCCACCGCTGGCACACGCGGCCCCACCAACTACCTCTTCGCAGGCAACCTGCCAGAGTATGATGGCATCATGCTCAACAACTGGGCTGTCTCCAACACCGCCGCCGATGCTGCCCAGGGTGCGTTCTGCGCTCCCCGCGCTTACCTCGGCGAAGCCATCCCAGCCAAAGGCACCTCCACGGCGCTTACCGTCCTCAAAGGCGGCGGCTTTAACGGCTCCACGGTGCTTACGACCAACGCCATTGCGAAGACAGCTAACGACTACTTCCGCTACTGGCCCGGCGCTCCGTTCACGGCGTTTGAGCAGACTTTCATCGCCGCCACGGTCACTGACAAGTACCTCATGGTGATCAATGGTTCTGGCGCGGATGCTGGCAAATACAGCTTTTTCCACTACACGACCTCCGACGGTTTCACCCTCGGCGATGTGGGCGGAAGCGACCTGACCCGCCTTGGCTCCACAGCCTCCGGCGACTATGAAACCACGCTCACTGGCTCCACCATCACTTGGGGCACTGCTCCTTGGACGAGTGGCTACCTCACTGAGGGCGTCATCCCCGTGGGCTCGCTGATGATCCCAGTCAACAGCAAGGGCCAGCCATACGTCTGCGGCTACTTCCTCGGCAACAACGCCGTGTATTGCGGCTACGGCACGGTCAACGGCAAGGCCTCAACCGCCATGGGCCAGCGTGTCACCCAGGAGAACGACTACACCAACCGTTTCGGTATCGGTGTCCAGATGGTCTGGGGTGCCACCGCCTACAAAAACGCAGCCCTCATCAAAAACGGCTACATCGTCGTTTACGGTGCCTGGAACGCCCCCGGTATGCCGGAGGTGAGCTAACGGTCACGCCTTGGGGCCGCCTAGCCCACCCGCCGGGCGGCCCTTTTGGCAAACTCAACGCAACCCTCTAGCTACCTACTCTAATGCTCCAGATTACCCCCATTCCCACCAATCCGGCGGACCTGCCAGCCCTTCTCGGGGCCAGCCTGTCCACCAACCACCGCGTTTTTGTTTACGACTCATCCAAGCCATCCGGCGATCCTCGGATCTGTGCCGACATGACCTTGGCTGAGTTTTTCAGCGGCGTGAATGCCCTCGTCAACGCGGGCACGATCAGCGGCCCGCGCTCCGATGTTGTGGAAACCGTCACGGCAACCGTTGGCGGCGCTGCAATCGCGGCAGCCTCCAGCCATGTCACTGTCACCAGCTCCAACGCTGATCACATCGTCATCTTGCCCGCCCCCGTGGTAGGCAAACAGCTTGTGATCAACGTCGCCGCAACTGGCTTCGAGCTTCGCAGCTCCACGCCCGCCAGTATCGCCATCAACGGCGGCACAGGCGCTAGCGCAGAGTCCGCCATCGCCGCCAACTCCACATGCTACCTCACATGCGTCTCCTCGACTGCATGGAAAGGCTGGTTCATGGATGCCGACGGCGACCTTGCCAAGATTGAAGCCGCAGCCTAAGCCGCCCAGCCAAACAATCCAGCAGCCCGGCCTTGCCTTTTTGGCGGGCCGGGCTTTTCATTTATTAGATCACATGACCCCAAGTTGCGCCTTTAATAATGAAGCCTATACATGGACGGCTGCATTTGAATCGTTCAGCGATAAGGCGTAACAGCATCCCGTCTTTGCGTAATCGCCTGATTTCTATTATGTCATCATTGGTGAACTTGGCTAATCCATGCCTCACACCTCTAGCCATCCTTTCAGGACGTTTTCTTGAGTGGTGATTATCGCCGCGAGGAACGCTTTCAGGGTGGGTGTGCCAGCCGTGCCGTAATCCGCGTGCAGCCGCCCCTGGATGTTTGCGCAAACCTTGACTATCACCTTTAGCCTGCCTTCCTTTTCTGCATTTATCATCGGAATTATCCTGGATTGAGCCAAGAAATAAATGGTCTGGGCGTACGCACTGAGGATTATCGCAGTGGTGGCAGATAAACATACCTGGAGGTATTTCTCGATTCCGAGACATCATCCAAGCTACCCGATGAGTTCCCACACGCTTTTGGCGTAAAAAATACTGGCCGTATTTTCTTCCAGGTTTGCCTCCTTGCCATAGCCAACAGTCATTAGATTTCTGAACTTTAGACCAAAAATGATTTCGCTCTTTGTCTGTAAAGTTGACTTCGGGACAGATGTCTGCTTGTATGGGTAACGCTTCATTCATAGCACAATATGGGTGGGGTTAGACGCCGGATTACCTCGCAAAAGGTGTCCGGCGTCGTATTGTAACAGATGCCAACAAGCCATCAAAGGCTTCTTGCTAAACCCCAAAAAATATGTACTGTTCACCAGACATCAGACACCAAAATATATGAGAACTTGTTGGCAGATAACATTCCCGCAACACCCCGGCCAAGCCTTCCCCATCGCCGCCAGCAACGGCCTAACCCTGCCCGTCCGCGCCCGCTCCGACGTGCGCAAAGGCAAAGGCTACCCCATCCGCATCTTGACCCGCGCCGAGTGGGACGACCAGAACAAGCCAGCCGGGCCGTACTTGGCCGCCTACCAGCCCATGCGGCCTGTGCCAGACGTGGACTTTGAGGCCGAGGACGGCAGCCTGCACCCGACGGCGGAGGCCTGCCTTGCCCATGAACTGCGCACGCGCTTTGGCGTGGAGACGTTGGATGAGGTGGAGGCCCAGATGAAGGCCATTGCCAACAAAGCCAAGCTCACGGTGGGCGATGTCGAGGCCGCCCTTTACGACAAAAATGGGAACCCGCCATTCTCAGGCGTCCCTGAAACAATCGCCCCCAGTGGCCCGGTGCCGCCGTCGCACAACACAGCAAGCCCCGAACTCGCGAGCGGGGCAGACGGCAACTCTCCCAGCCCCGCAGAGGCCGCCCGCCTCCTAGCCTCCGCCGTCAGCCAGCGCGGCCTCAAAGTAGCCGAGGCAGCCAAGGCCACCGGCCTGACGCCAGCCCAGGTGCGCGCCACGGCCAAGAGCCTGCCGGGCCAGTTCGCCACGAACGGCGGGCGGGTGTTCCTTGTCAGTTAACCGCTTCCCGCCATGTCCACCCACCGCCCCAAGCTCACCGCCGGAGCCTATGCCGCCAGTCTCCGCGACATCGCCCCCAGCATCACGCCATCCCTCAAGGCCGCCCTAGCCTCCGGCCCCCTCAGCCTAGCCGCCCTCGCCGCCAAGGCCGGGCACAGCTTCCCCGTCACGGCCTCGGCGGTCAGGAGCCAGCCAAAGGCTTTTGCCGAGCGTGGCGGGCTGGTTTACGCGCTCTGAAAAGGCCAAGCGCCGGGCTGGCTGAAAAGGGCTTGCCCACGGCTGGCGTGGCTAGATGTGCGTCCAAGTTTTACGGTTAATAATCGCACAGATGACTGGTTGAACCACTCCAAACTGTGCAGCAAGGCGGCTCTGGCTAATACCGCCAGCTGCATATCGGGCGCGGATTTCAATAACCTTGGCGTCAGTAAGTTTGGCATGACCTCTTTTAGCCCCGCGTGCAATTAATTCAGGGTTAAGGCGTGCATAGTGATTGGCTCCACGCGTTTGTCTTCCTTTAGTGGTCTTGTCTTGCATATTATCTGCCTGTGTGCCGATAAAAAGATGATCAGCGCGGCAGCAGGCCGGATTATCGCACCGATGGCAGACGCAAGTCCCGTGGTGGCTGTCATTCCTCTGGATCTGACCATTGGCAATAGTCCATGCAATTTGGTGAGGTTTGCGAATGCGTCCCCGCAAATGAAATTGCCCATATCCGTGCTGATCTTTATAAGCTGTCCAGAGCCAGCACGGACTCTCCATGTGCGGCATTGTGGGGCCAGCTTTGTTGATCTTGCTCCAAAATCTCGCCTCGTCGGTGGTAGTGAGCTTGATTTCTTTGCGTGTGCACGGCACTGTTTGAGTAGCTTCAATCATATCAAGGGTGTGTTTGAGGTTAGCGCCGTGCGGAGTTTCTACCTCCAATCGGCGCGACATTCTAGCCAACAGCACAGCCAACGCAAGCGAATTGCCTCTTGCCGTCAAGAAGCGAGCGAGTAACATGGAACCAATGGCGATTGTCCAAACAATTACAAACGAACTACTTGGCATGTGCGGCCTTGAGGATGTGTCGCATGGACCTCCCAACTTAGAGGCCCGAATCTTGTCTGACCTGAATAGAGGACTCGAACATGTTGGAGAGTCAAATCCAGCCGTTTACTATCAGGTGCGACCAGATCAAGCTGAGGTAATTCGCCCACCCACCACGGTATCGTTGACCTGCACTCAATACAGTAAAGCTGTCACGTTTACATCTGGTTACAATAGTGCATTCATGCCGGGCTGCGCAATCCTCATTAATGGCGATAGTACTCTTAACCGCATTGAGGACGAATCAAGCCCATCGGCACCTTCACTTTCTCAGCCATACATGGGAGCATCGGGCACGGTGCAAGCAGTAGTGTACCACGATTGGATCTCTGTTCCTGTTGGAGTTAGAACGGTCATGGACCCCGTTTCTCTCGACAAGCAAACTATCCTTCTGCCCGCCCAAGGTGCGTCCGACTTGAATATGGGCTGGATGAACTACAGCATGGACTTTGACCGCCGCTACGCTGGGCTAGTGCTGGCCTTGCAAAAGCAGGTGCAGCTAGCCTCCCGATACTGGCCCTACGCCCAGATGGTGCTCGGCACGCTTCGCGGCGGCCTCATGCTAGACACGCTGCCGGGCGAGGCGCACAAGCTCGTCTATGACGCCAAGAAACTTGTGTTCGCCCCGGTCACGACGCTGGCAGACACGCGGGCAACCCTAATGCCCCAAAACAAGGACGTTGAGATCCTTTTGCCCGTGGTTCGGTGGTTTTTCGCCAGTTATCAGTTTTGCAGCATTCCAAAGACGGAACTCCAAGACGACTACACCCTAGCCATGACCAAGGCCGCCCAGCTTACGATTGCCGGGAACATCCAGAAACGCTACCGCTACAGCCAACAGAGATAATGGGAGCGCAACTTTACACACACGATGTCCGCGAGTTTGGTACTCTGGCGAGTTCAATTGAGTCAACCGACATGGGAGGGCGGCTACAACGCGCCATCAACACACTGCTCCGCCCAACTGGCGCAATAAAAGGCATTCCCAAGTACACCCGACTCTGGGCCACGTTCTCCAGCGAAACCGCCGCTACTAAGATCCGCAGCCTGCCCTTCACTGGCTACCCGTCCGGCGTGGGCGTGGACGGGGCGGCCAGGACGGCCAATAAGACAGTGCTGGTGCGCGTCTATCGCCAGGGCAAGAACTTTATCCTCTTCTACGACCTCACCCAGAGCAAGGCACGCGGCCTCTTTTATGGCGGCGATGACGGCAGTTTCACCTCCGGCAACTACGACTTCGCCGCCGGGCCGCCCACCTGGGAAGTGCTGGCCGTGGGCTTCGACGCCAACGCCCGCTTTTATGGCAAAAGAACGGCGACACAATTGATGCTCTCCAACAACGTGGACACGCCCGGCATCTTCCAGCTAGGCCGGACGGCCACGCCGGGCAAGTGGCGCTCGGCAGGCAGCAACGTCCAGCCAGCCACGCCAGTCATCAGCCGGGCTACGCCTGCGGGCACCAGCAACGTGCAGGCCAAGTGGGCCTTGCCGGGCTCGGCTGGCTCGGCGGCCTTCATGTTCATGCCCGTGGTGGCGACGGACTACGTTTACAGCTACACAGCGTCGGCGACGTGCGTTGTCTCGGCCTCGGCCAACACGCTGGCCGTGTCGGGCTTCCTGCCCACGGAGGGCATGGCTGTTTTGCTTGTGGCGACCTCGGCCCCGGCTGGCCTCACCAACAACACGCTCTACTATTGCAAGTCCGTGTCTGGCACGACGACAAGCCTAGCCGCCACGGCTGGCGGGGCTGCCATCGACATCACCAACGCTGGCTCTGGCGTGGTGCTCTACCAGCTTTTCGGCCACGGCTACTCCGACGCCCAGGCCGTCACACTCACGACCTCGGGCACGCTGCCAAGCCCGCTTGCCACGGCCACGACCTATTACATGCGGGATGTGGGCACCAACGTCTTTTTCTTCAAACTGGCGGCCACGGCTGGCGGCGCGGCGATCAACCTCACGACGGCTGGCAGCGGCACGCAAAGCATTGTGCCGACAGGAACAGCGGTCAGGGCGGGCACGGCCACGCTTACGTTCACGGCAGACGGCACGCTTTATCCAGGGGCGTCCGGCAACAACCGCATTCAAGTCGCCATCCAGCAGTCAGCCTACGCCACATCGATCAGCTCCACCCTCTCCGGCAGCGGCACGACGAGCAACCCGTACCTCTACACCATCATCACGGGCAGTTCCGCGCCCATCAACTCCACCGACGCCGTGGTGGCCTATGTCAACGCCGACACCCGCGTTGTGGGCATTCTGGAGGCCGCCAAGTCCGCCGCCGATGCCACAAGCGATACGGGCAGCTACGGCCCGGCCTTCTTGTCGGGCGGCCTGGGGGCAGGCACGTCGGAGGGGCTGACATCGCAGACTTGCACGGTGTATCTGCGCTATTTCGACTCAGGCACGGAGCGGCTGGGCTACGAGGGCATCAGCTCCGACATCTCCAACACGATCATCTTGGACGAGTCCACCCGCTCTGACATCCTAGTGACTATCACGCCAGACCCGGCTGCCGAGGGCGGGCGGTTTGATTTGATCAGGGTGTATTTCCAGTTTGGAGAAGGCACCGCCGCCGTGTGGTCATTTGTAGGCGAGGTGGCAAATACGTCTGGCACAAAGACATTGCAGGTCGGCACGAATACAGAAATCGGTTCCGCAATGTCAGTGGACCAAAATAGGCCTTTGCCGTACAAGGATGTTGTGATGGTGGGCGGCCAGACTTGGTTCGGTGGCGGTCTTGATAATCCCGACCTGCTTTATGTCTCCAAGACCGCAACCGACGACGAGATTTGCCCAGAAGGCGCATATTCGCAGGAACCAGAGCTTGTCAGTTTAGCCCGCCAGACCAGCCGCCTACGAGTGACGGCGCTTTATACGGATGATTACCGGCTCCACGTCCACACCAACAACGGCGTGATTCTACTGAACCCGTCCGATCCGACAGCCGACAAGCATATCCCGCAGGTTACGGTGGGGGCGCTCAATCCGGCGTGCATCACAGATTATGAGAACTCCAAAATCTTCTTTTTGGGATCTGACCTGCAAATCTATGAGTTTAGCGGTGCCCGCTACGGACGCCGAAACATTGCCGCTAGCACCAAAGATGCCATTGAGTACATCCTCGATATTGCCAACATCGACCGTATTGGGCAGCAACCTGATAGGGTTAATACATATATTGACCTCCGCTCGGAGATCTACTGGTATTCGTTCCCTGGACAAGACAACACGTTGACTAGCTTTGCGTTTGATTTCCAAAACAACGGAGTCGTTGGCGAGTTCACATACCCTAAAGTCTTTTGCGTGGCAAAGATGGAGGCAGAGCGCCCTGAAACTGTTTTCTGCGATGAGGACGGAAACCTGTTTTTTATGGACTCGCGCCAACAAAATGACAGTGGGGATGAGCTTAGCACTAGCTCTGCTTACACTCCGCACGCCATCGCCGATCCAATACCCGTTGGCTTAGCCGGATACGGCTACGTTGACCGTGGCGGTTTCCGCTATTACCAAGCCTATCAGGCGGTAATCGAAACAGGTTTTATTGACCTCGGGCGCTTGTCCAGCTTCAAACAGTTCACAGGGTTGATCCTTAGCACCGTCAAAAATAGCCGTGCATTCCTCGACATTGAACTTGTTAATAAAAGCGGGTTTACTGTTTCGAGAACCGTAAACGACCTGTATTCAACAGGAACACAGCAACTTAGGAAAGTAATGGCTCAACTTGGAGGCGAAGCAGTAAAAATCCGCTTTACCATTACCTCAGCAGAACAAAGCCCGTGGGTTATTCGCAATCTGTCCCTGCTTTACCGCAGCGCAGGGCAACTCTAGGCAGTGAGGCTCCACAGCCAAAGCACCAGCCGCCCCGGTAGGCCCGCCCGCCGCAGTACGGGCATTTGCTGATAGCGCCCTGCCGTTCAATCGGCACGCTTGGCTGGCCTTGCAGAGTGGATGGACGTAGGATAAACGCTGCATCCCGATTTACTGGCGTGCAGTGATGGACGAGCGCATTCATAGCCTAGCCCGCCACCTGCGAGTCGGCAAATCCCGCCCAGCCGGTGCCGTCGCCAATCTGCCCGTCCACGGCGAGGCCTACCTTGGCGGCCAGCTCGGCCTTGATGCCGGAGGCGGGGAGGCCGGTGCGGTATTTGGTGGCGACGAGGGCGAGCATGTAGGCAAGAAGGCCCTCGGCCTCGGCAGGCTGGAGCGGGGCTAAGGCGGCGGCTACGGCGGAGAAGGCAGTGTCGGTGGTGGTGGGGTCAGTCATGGGGTTGTGTGGGTTTACACCATACGGGTGAGTGATATGTCGTCAATTCGTTGGATGATCCGTACTGTTACACCCAAGGAATAGATCCCCCTGGGCGAGTTCTCTCTGGATGCGGTCCAGTGCCGTGGCGTAGTGCACCGGATCTTTTTCGATGCCCACGAAGCGGCGTCCAGTGCGGATGGCGGCGATGCCCGTGGTGCCGCTGCCCATGAACGGATCAAGCACCACCGCACCGGTTGCGACTGCGGCGCGTTCCATGCACCATGCCATCACTTCGATGGGCTTGAGCGATGGATGCACCGAGTCACCAGCTTCGTTGATGCGCGATGCGGGCGGGAAGCATTTGCGATATGCATACACCCCGTATCCGCCTTTCATCCACGCGAGTTCCGCGACACTCAGGAACTTCCCAAAGGCGGGATCGAGGCGCTTGATCCACACCAGCGTCGTCCCCACTGGCAGGCGCTCCGCGTAGTGGTTGCAGCCGAAGAGAACCACCTTGGGATATTTCAGCCACGGCGCGGGGTCGAATGGTTCCGTGTCGCCGATGATTTTTGGATGATCGCGCCCCGGCCCAGTTGTGATTGTAGGGTGAGAGAAGCGGCGAGAGTCAGTATCCCAGCTCATTCCGTAGGGCGGATCTGAGATTACTGCGTCCACGCTTTCCAGTGTCGGCGCAATGGCCAAAGAGTCCCCGAGATACAGAGTCACCCGGCCGCACAAAGATGTGTAACAAGGACCTGATGGCAACGGCGATAAGCCGTTGCCTGCATTCGGAGTCTGTTTGCGCCGTGCCATAGGTCAATCGTTCCCCTCCTCCCGCCACCAGAGCCCGCCCTGGGCGAGCCGGGCGTCGGCCTTGGCCTGCCGGGCGGCGGCAGCGCGGGCCTTGTTGGCTTGGCAGGCGGCGAAGATGGCGGCTAAGCCAGCCTCGGCTCGGGCGATGGGGCAGGGCTTGGGGGTGGTCATGGAAGCGCGTGCGGAAGTTCATCAAAAGAACAGCCTAGCTCGTCGCAATGGCTGGTGGCTTTTTGGGCCGCCAGCCGGGCCTCTTCGGCCTGCAAGGCTGCCCTAGCTTGGTTGCGGCGGCGTATCACGTCACGGGGCACGGCCTCGCCGCTTTCGTCTTCGTGCTCGTCTGCGGCGCGCCATGCCGCCACGGCCTCGGCGTATTCTGCCCGGAGGCGGGCCAGGGCGGGCGGCGGGCTGGCGGGCAAGGGAAAGAGGGCGTCTTCGGTGGTCATAGTGTCGGATGTCTGGGGTTACATGCTGTCAGTCCAATGGGATTCGTCTGGGCTCAACTCCCTTATAGTGTACCTCGGGCCGTCAAAAATGCACGGGATTTTTTCGCCTGCCGCAAAGCCTCGGGCCAGCTCTACCCGCAGAATGCGCCGGTCCTGCACGATCTCGGGCGGCGTGGCCGACTTGCCAAAGCCTCCCCGGCCCTTCTCGGCGGGCGGCGTGAAGTGCTGGAGGCGAAGCCAGCACTCGCAGTCAAAGGCTAGGCTGCGGCTTTCCCTAACTTGGCCCTCGTCGTTCTCCTGGGAGACTACGATAATGGGCACGGAGTAGGTCTTGGTGGCGTTGCACAGGCTGCCGGAGATGTGAGCTAGCTCTTGTTCCCGGCTGCCAAATCGCTCACGACTGCGGATCTTGCCAATTAAGTCCACCACGAACAACCCGGCCCCGCGCTCCACCTCCATGCGGATGTCGGCAACGATGTCCTCGACATACTTCCCTGCGGCATTGTCGATAAGGAGCACCTTGCCAATATCGGCCACAAGCCGCTTCTGGGCTTCCGCATACTGCTCCTGCTGCCACCTCTCTTTAAGGCCATGCCGGTCCATTGAGCCCGTGATGCAGCTCGGATGAGAGTCTTGTTTTACAATAGCCGATGATAAGATGCGCCCCGCATAAGACCGCCTACCGACTTCGTTCGTGTAAACCTTCGTGCGGACTCCACGGCGGGCGGCATGAACGGCCATATTGCCGGTGAGCACCGATTTACCTGACTTGGTAGGTCCGGTGACAAGCCAGTACTCATCCGAGCCAATCCCGCCACAAACCTTGTCCAGAGTCGGAATGCCGGTCGGTATCAGCGGATTCTCCCCCGACTGTAACCGCTCCGTGAGCTTGCCCATGTAGTCCATGTGCTCCATCAAGCACTCTTTCAGGCTGGCCGTGGTGTCGCCCGAGTCCGCGTAATCGCCAAGGAACGCCTGCACCGTCTGCCCGGCCAAGTTCAGGCTGCCCCGCACGCCGTCTGCCGTGGTGTCTGCCCGGCCCTCGGCAAAGGCGGCCTGGATGCCGTGGAGGGCCTTGGCGTAGCCGTGAATGGCTTGGCGGAGCTTCCAACGGCCTACGAGGTCGGTGAGATAGTGCTCAAAGTGGGTAGCGGAGGGGATGTAAGTAAACAAATCCATCATCGCTGCTGGGCCTCCAACGGTTTCCAGTTTCTTCTGATCTCGTAGCCGATTGGTGAGCAACACAGGGTCAATAGGCAAGCCTGCCTCTTCCATCGTCAAAAGCTCCACATACACGATGCGGTTGACCTCCTGATAAAACGCATCCGGCCTCATGCGCTGCCGGGCATGGCGGAGGCGGGCGGGCTCCTGCATGAGGGCTGAGAGCACGCTTTTTTCGCTCTCGTCACTCCATGGTAAGGGCTGGTTGAGAGCGCCAAGGATCTCTTCGGGCTTGGCGTCTGGTTTTGGGCGGCGGGCTGGCTCGGGCATCATCGGCGTGGGGCTTGGTAGGTTGAGTGGTAGGCCACAAGGCGGCTCCAGGCCGAGCAGAAGGCGGCTAGGCTGCCGGTCTGGCGGACGCAGGCGTTGGCGAAGGCGTCTTGGCGAGCAGTTTTCCAAGACCACTGGATGCCGTCGCGCCATGCCTCGGCGGTGAGGTCTGGAAGCGAATGAAGTAAACGTTGTAGTGCAAGATGGTCATCATCTTGTGTCGGGTAAACGGATTCGGTGAAGTCTTTGTAAATCTCCGAAAACACCGCTAAAAAGTCATCTGTGCGCTCATCTGGGAAAAGGCTGGTTTCCGTATCGGGCTCGCGTAGGCCTTGCCAGCCTTTTGTGATCGTGTGGTTTATCATGGCAACAGCTCGGCGTTCACCAATCGCTTTCAACCCGTCAAGTTGCTTTTGGATCTGGGTAGGCTTGAGCGGCTTGCGAATCTCTTTGCGATGGTTCACCCAATCCCGCCAAGCTTGGGAAAACTCCAGCGATGGGAAAGGGAGGATTGTCAAATCTCCTTGTTCCCTGTTCCCTTCCTTTCCTTGTTCCCTTCCCTTCCCTTCCGCTTTCCCCGCGTCATCATCGCGTGGAGCACGCGTGGTTGACGCGTCAACCCCTTCATTCGTAACGCATTGTGACGGATCAGGTAAATCTGACTCACGCTCGCGATTATTGATGACCTGATGCTTTACAAACGAAGGAATAAAGCCAAAAACACCCGTGCCCGACGTGTAGCGAACGATAAAACCACGCGTGATCAACGCGTCAAGAACGCGTGAAAAATCAACGCCATCGTATGGCAAGATCTGAATCCCAAGGCGACGAGGCTCCCATTTAAAACGTCCCTCACGGTCGGCGGCACACCATAAGCCAACAAACGCTAAACGTAACGGCAGTTTCGTTTCCTTCTCTGCGTTGAACAGTTCTTCATGCAAAAAGAACTCCGGTTTTATGGTGCGGATTCTCATTCAAGTTCAAGTCCCTGTTCTAAAGATTTGGCCTCTGCTGCATCCAGCGTTCCCATCAATAAACGAACTAAGCTAAGAGTGGAAAGGCGAAGATTAGCCACATCCGAACCTTTGGCCGATTCAGAGCGAATACGCATCAAGGCATCATTCCAATCATCAAGTTCAGAAACAAGAGAAATGAGCTTTTCTGAACAAAGCAACTCATGGAACAGCGCACACCGCTTAACTGAAGAGGCTGTAGCAATCCCAAAGCTCACACGCATAGCTTCAATCTTGGTGTGGCACTTCTCACAAACCGTAATCAACGATTCGTCGGGATAGTCCCAAGGATCTCGGCCAGACCTATAATACGAATGATGCACATTGAGGGTATCGCCCTCAATTTTGCAGTGAGTGCAAAGAAACCCATCGCGCTCCATGACTTTCAGGCGTTTTTTTTGCCAACGTGGATCGCGTAATTTTTCGGAGTAGCTTTTAGCCATAATGTTAGAAGGCCCCTCCTCGCTCTCTGTGCTGAAACACGGCACACACTAAATGCGGCTCACAAAGAGGGGAGGGATTTGATAATTCGCTTCCAACAAAGGCTCTAGTTTCAGTTAGAACCCACTTCGCCACCAGCCCGATAAGGCCAGCGGCAGGCCAAGCCTACGCCAAGCCCGGCCCGGCGTCAAGGCTGGGCTCGCCTATTCTGCACTCGGCGGTGTAGAGGTAATCTAGCGACTCAAAGCGCGGCAAGGCCTCGCAGGGCTTGGCAAAGGCTGAATCTACGCTCAAGACGCGGTTGTTGGGAACGGCGGCAAACCAGCCCGCCTCAACCTGTAAAACGTGGAGCTGCTTGTGCTGCTCGAAATCATCCGCCAAGGCGTTGCCGGCGAAGTCGAGGGTGAACAGGTAGCGGGCGGGCAGGCGTTCGGGGTGGCCTTCGATCCCCCGCACGTTGAGAAGCTGGGCATTGCCCCGCCGCCACAAGGCAAACTCATGCACGGCAAACGTGGGCGAAAACGTGTCCCACGGCTGGACAAGCTCGGCGTCTGGCACCGGGCAAGGCTTCCAGCACAAAGCCTGAATCGGCAGGCAAAACATGGCACCAGCCAGCTTAGGCTCGTCAAACCTCACCTGAAATTGAAGGCTTGCCGCTTCCTGGCAGCGGACCCCGAGAATGTGGGCGCGGAGGTATTGGCCTTGGTGGCGTTGGTGGTTCTGAGTGAACTCGGCGCGGACTAGGCACCGGATGACTTGTGGAGTGTCGGAGAGAATGAAAGGCATAGCGTTGAGCTTCGTTAGTCATGGTTTGCGGATTTGGCTGCCTCGTAGGCGGCGAGAGCGGCCTCAGACCATTCCCAGATGTCATCAACACAGCCTTTGGCATGGTCGTCAGCGTTAGTTTCGATGCTTTTATCCATCGCTCGATTTTTGCAATCAGTTAGCGCCCTTGCCAGCCCCTCCGCCAAGGCCTGCCACTTGGCTAGCTCCTTGTCGTGGAGTTCCTGCAAGACCGCGAAACCCGAGTCCCCATGCTTCACTGCCGCAATTTCTTGCCATAGTTCTACACGCTCCTGTTTGATCTTGGCAAGCTCCACCGCTTGCTGCTGGATTGTCTGCACATCTCTGGCGGCTGCGTGAAGGTGCGACGTGCGGGCCTCTTCGAGCCGGGCCAGAAGTTCATCATTATCAGCTCGGAGCCCCGCGTTAGCGGCCTCAAAGCCGACAAGCTGGCTGCGGGCCGTGGCGTAAGCTGCTTGGCTGGCGGCTAGCTCGCGTTCGCAGTCTTGTAGCAATTTCTGCATGTATTCTGGTGAGTGCTTCATAGGTGTTTAGGAGTTGAGTGCTTTAATGCGTTTAGGCTGCCGCTTGGCCGCCTTCTTTTCGGCTGCCGTCATCGGCCCAACGGCCTCGGCAAGCTGGGCCATCCACTCGGGTGTGAGGCAGTAATCAAGGTGTAGAAAGTTGCCGATTCGGCTATCAGGCCAGCCAAGGCGGCGGCGGAGCGTGCCCCGGTCGAGCTTGTGGCGGGCCATCTTGCCCTTGATGTGCCCAGCAAAGGCCCGGACGGCGGCTAAACGGTTCAGGCGGGCGGAGGCCTCGGCGGCTTTGGCGGCGGTGATGGCCTCGATAAGTAGGGCGGCGGGTGTCATGGTGTCGGGGTGTCGGTGATGAGGCTGGCGGGATGCCAGGGTATCGGGTGATTCGGTTTTTCTGGGATGCCTCGATAGCTGCATTGGAGCCAGCCAAGTTCAAAGGCTAGATCCGGCTGGGCGTGGCAGCCCTCATGGCAGGCGTGGCAAAGTAAGACAACTCGAAACAAGTTTTCACGCCCCCTGCCCCATGGGTGGTGAGGCTCTAGGCCAGCCTTACTTCCGCACTTGGCGCAAGACCGCTTGCCATCCCACGAATCCACCATGGCGTGATAGCGCGCCAGCCGGGCGGCCTGCTTGGTGCTTGCCGGGGCCAGCCGGGCTCCTGGCTTGGCCCGGAGTGGCGTTTTACGCTTTAGTGGGGATCGCTTCATGGCCGTTGTGTTTGATCTCCGCCGCCTTAGCCTTGGCAGTGCAGCCCTTGGCCGGACATGGCTTTAAAAGGCCTGTGCC